GTAAAACGCTGGCTGAGGTAGTCAAGGGGGAATCAACCACAACACCCGCGGCACCCGCCGCATCTAACGTAGTCACGGGCGATTCACTGCTCGCTGACCTCATCGACTAACTTATCCTGTAGGAGGGATTTCACATGGCACACATTCAAACCACTATTGCCGAGTTTCAAAAAATTGTCCCGCTGGTACTCGCCAGTGGCAACCAGCAACCCGTGGGCCTGATCGGCCCCGTGGGCGTTGGCAAGACCCAGTACTTCAAAGGCTGGTTCCGCGACCTGTACGCGGAGCACGTTGGCGTCTCCACTGATGACCTTGGGTTCATTCAAGAGCGCGTTGCCAATCGCGACTCAGCAGAGATCGCTGGTGTCGCACTGCCATCAAAGGACGCGGACGGCAACCTCCGCACCACATTCACTGTCGCGCCGCTGATCACCAAAATCAGGGAGACCGGCAAGCCCTACGGCATCATCTTGATCGATGAGCTAATGCAGGCGACTGCTGACGTTCAGAAGGTGCTGGCCGACTTGCTCGACCCTGCCGAGCGCACTGTCGGCGGTCACCCCATCCCTGACGGCTGGATCGTTTGCTTCACCGGCAACCGTACATCTGACAAGTCAGGTGCTACCCGTATGCTGTCGCACTTGCTCAACCGGTGCGCGGTGTTTGAGCTTCAGTTTGATGTCAAGGGCTGGGCCGATTGGGCCGCTGACAATGGCGTGAACCCGCTGGCGATTGACTGCGCGATGGCCTATGCAGATGACGGCTTTTTCGCTGACTGCGTCCCGACTGAGGACGGCCCATTCTGCACCCCGCGCTCACTGGTACGCGCCGCCCAGCACCTGACGGCGTTTGCTGATTCTGCTGATTTCGACGGCATGACCATCCCGTCATATGTCGAGTCACTGATCGCCGCCAACATTGGCGACCGCGCCGCCGGTATGCTGACCCGCCACATTGCGATGGCTGATCAGGTGCCGACTGCGGCTGAGATATTCGCTGACCCCACTGGTGCTAACGTGCCAGACGCAACGGGCTACCAACTGCTCGCCGCCAACCGCGCTATCAACTGCGCATCCGATGCCGATACTGGCGAGGCGGCACTGGCCTACATCACGCGCCTGCGTCCCGACTTGCAGGTGTCGCTGGGGTCTAAACTGCTCCGCGCCTCAGCCCGTCAAGGCTGGGTACTCACGTCGAGTGTCGCTGTGGCATTCATTCAGAAGTTCCACGATCTTTTACCGCTGGCACAAACTGCCGGCATGGAGGTGTAACCATGCGAGCTAAAAAGCTATTCGCACCCACTGCTGATCTCACCAACTCGCGCCGCTACATTGCGGCGCTGATCAGCCTGCAATCAAAAGCGCCCGTTCATTACAGTGTGCTACTCGCCACTGAGGTGATCTGGACTGACGCCATCTCGACCGCCGCCACTGACGGCGTCTATGTCTACATCAGCCCCGAGTTCTTTCGCGGGCTTGAGTCAGACTCACAGCGGGCATTCCTGCTTGCTCATGAGGTGTCGCACATAATCCTGCGGCACCCCCAGCGCGGCAAGGTGTATCAGGACCGCGGGTTCTTTCGACCCAACGTGTCATTCGATCACGGCCTCTACAACCGCGCCGCCGACTACATCATCAACTCCGACTGCAAGGCGATGGGCTTTGAGCCTATCCCGCAGGGTTGCTACTCCGATGAGTACGGACGCAATGACATTGTCGATTCGGTCTACGCTGACCTGTACCAAAAACAGGATGACGATGACGATATCCACGGTGGAAACAAGTCGGACAAGCCCAGCAATCCCGACTCCGACTCCAATGGGGGCGGCAAGGAAATGCAAGACGAAGCCGACGACGCAGGTGCTCAGGATGGTGAGCCTACTGCTGACGAGTCAGAAGCAAGCGACTTGCCGGAGCCTGCCGGTCACGACCATCACCTGACGCCTGAGTATGAGGGCACCGATGAGGAGCAGGACGCCGCGGCTCGCGAAGATGAGCACGACATCCGCTCATCAGTGGACGATGGCATCGATCAGCTTGAGGCTGACGGGCGCGACCCTGCGCGACTCCCTGAGTCTATCCGCGAGGGTTCGCACCGCTACCGTCCCAGCAATGCATCCGACACCGACTGGCGTGCAGAGCTTGCTGATCGATTCAACCGCGCAGGCGCTGGCGGTCAGACCACATGGTCTCGCATTCACCGCCGCCGGTTCTCGACGCTGGGCGTCATCAGCCCCACGTCGATTGGTCAGATCGGGCGCGTCTCCATTGTCGTTGACATCTCAGCATCAGTCAGCCGCGACATGCTCAATCAATTCATGATTGAGTCTGCGTCTCTGATCGACACGCTCCAGCCGCGTGACGGTGTTGTGGTTGCTTGGACTAATCACCAGTTCCACAGTTCCGACGAGGTGTACTCCGGTGCAGAGCTTCTCGACCTTGAGGCACCCTGCGGCGGCGGCACCTACATGACCGCTGGTGTCGAGTGGCTTGAGCAGAACGGTCTGGAGTCTGATCTGGTCATTGTGTTCACCGATGGCGAGATGTATGACGATGACTGGAACGCACTGGGCCAGCGCGACAATCTGGTTGTGGTGCTCGACAGCGAGCCGGTGCCCTACATCCGCCGAATGATCGGCGTCTCTGGTGCCGACACCATCGTCGCTCAGGCGGCGTAACCCACGGGGGCCAAGCGCCCCCTTCTTTTTAACAAGTTATCTCGTAGGAGGGATCACAATGGATACCAGCAAATCAGTTTTGGAGTTGATTGATATTGAGTCTGCGGATTTTGCGTCACGGGTTTGTGACGTTGTGATGGACGGTGATGCATTTAGCCAGTCCACCATGTTTGTAATTATCGATGAGCTTTTGCAAGACATCATTTCTCAGGCTCAGGACACGGCAGATCAGGTCAAGATGTTGTCGGTGGTTCACAATGCAAGCAAGGCGCTGAGGCGCGTAATGCTTGACGCAAAAGGGGAGGAGTAGCACATGAGCGAGCGCACCGAGGTTTTGACCGAGGAAGAGTGGGAGCGGGTCTTTGATCAGATCAGGCACGACCTTTCGATGGGCGACTTTACCGCCCTGTTTGAAATGCTGGATCAACTGCCCCCGCGCATACTGATAAATTTTCTGAGAGAGGGAGGTGTAGATGCAGAAACCAACGCCAGTATCTGAGCAGTGGCTTGCTCTTATTGATGATGACGTTGTCCCGATAGGGCAATTTCATGATGCAAACGCGGCGCTTGCTGTGGCCGCAGAGATGGCTGGCCCTGACGGGTCAGTCGATTCCGTATGGCCTCCCGAGGTTGTCGCGGAATTGATCGCATTCTGGGCAGAGCAAGGTGTCCGGATAATTCACTGAGGGGGTTCGCCCCTCATTTTTTATGATAGTACTTGCCTGTGCGTCCATGCGGACGTAACATAAACAATGTCTCAACGTAGGAGTGAATGACATGATCAGAATGTGTAACGAATGCTTGCGCGTGAACGCGCACCATCCGAATTGCCCAGAAGCAGAGGACGCCCCAGAGCCGACCTTTACGCTGTGGCTGACCGGCAGGCCGATGGATGACCGGCTGTCCAGCGAGGGCGAGATGCGTACCGCCGCCAAGCTGTGGGGGTTCAACCCCTCGACTGTTATTGAAGACGGCGAGGCCGACATTATGAACGAGTGCGGCATCGTGATCGGTGGATGCTATGTCAACGAGAGCGAGGCCTGTGACTATGAGTGACGTGATTGACTTTGAGGGCCGCAGGGCCGCAGAGCTGTTGAAGCGTCAAGCCGAGACAATGGAGGAGGTGGACGCACAGCAACGCGCCGCCTACGAAATCGGGGTACAGGCCGCGCTGGATATGTTCGACAAACTGAGCGAGCACGATGTCGATAGGACACACGCTGGCGTGGCCGGCGCTATGTATGGCGTGTTGTATGCAGTGATCCGGTGCGCGTTCGACGTATCCCCGTCCATAGATATTGCTCGCGAGTTCATTGTCAGGGCAACCGAAATGGCCGAAGAAAAATACAAGCAGGGAGAGATTTGATGGACAACGCGCTTTCGATATGGGTGGGAGTGCTTTCGCTCCTGCTCGCTTTAGCTGTGGTGGGACGCGGTGACTACGAGGATGCAGTCGCCGCCGAACGCCACTACTGTGAAATGGTTGAGGACAAGCTATGGCCTGCCTACAACCCAAACATCAACTGTGAGGAGTAATCGCAATGGAAAAACACTTTAAAAGGTGGTCTCAGGAAGACGATGCAGTGCTGGAGGAGTGCTTGGAAAAGGGTCTCAGCAAGATCGTAATCGCCCAAGCGCTAGGCAGAACAACAGACTCTGTAACGTGGAGGGCGACCCACATCCGCAAGGCCACTCAGAGGTCACTACCTCTGCAAGCGCCTGCGAAAAAGGTGGAGCCTGCTCCAAAGTCAGAAGTCCGACCCAAGCCGCCCGAAATGCCAGACGCCCTGTTGGATCGGGTAATGGAAGCGGAGCGCATGGTTCAGCAGATACCGATGCTGACCTTGATTGCTGGTGCTGGTGCGATGATGTCATTCACCACTCTGGTGCTTGTTGTTTTGGCGTTGGTCTCATGACTTGCCAGTACTGCGACATGGAAGGGGGCGTCCACGCCCCCGCATGCCCCGCAATCTACGAATCAACCGATTTGTGCGGGGTAGGCAAATGCGCTGACCTTGAGGCCGGCGCTTACTCACGATTTCTCAGACGCAAGGGGATTATGGATGGAAGACCCAGACGATTACCAGATAGCGGTACAAACGGCGATGCAGATGGCCGAGAGATTCGGAGAGGACGTAGCAATCATGGACAACTTGTCGGTATTGTTGCTAAGGGAGGTAGATTCTCCCTGCATTGAAATTATTAGGTGCCCAGCCGACAAGACATTGATTTACTTGCGCAAAAAGCGCCTTGGACTTATCAACAGATTTCCAAGTTTTTCTGCGAAACCAGAAAAGCGAGCTTTACGCAAAAAGTCGGCTGGTGCTACACTGGGTTAGCCCCAACTCCTAACCGTGTGCGGTGGCACGGGTATAAGCGTCTGATCAGGGGCTGACAATGAATTGATGTTCATGTGATTGGTCAGGCGCTATCCACCGCATCCTATTCCCAGCAGGACTTCAAATACCCAAGAATATCAGTCATTGGCTTGAGTTCGCTGTACTTCATCTTCCCCGCATCAACGTGCTCCTCAAAAGAGCCGTCCCTGTCGCCCTTCCGCACCCTTCGGCAGTCTCGCCAAAAATCACTTTTACCAATCCATCCCATTGCTGTTGGCTTGTCATCTGTAACACTATAAAAAACATAAACATGGCATTCATATAGCTCTTGATCGCAGGTAACGTGCGCATCCTGAGAGTGCGATGGTGGCACATTCCTCTTTTTTGCCTTCACATCAATCCCTACCATGCGACCGGATATGTCCATTACGGCAAAATCATACGGGCCTTTGTCGCAAGCCGACCACGCATGCTGTACGTTGTTCATAATCAGGAACCGCGAAAACTCCATCTCAGCGAGGGTTCCTACATGCTGTCCCTCGCCGTTTTCGCAAATCGTCATGTGATTAAAACGCCTACCCGTCCCCAGACTTTTCACTCTCAAACTCCAACAGCAACTCGATGTAATGCTTTGCTTTTAACAAGTCATCAGTACCACCCTTGTCGCGCCACCGAGTCACATATTTGATCACGGCGTGTTCGCAAATCCCCAGATCATTCTGCAATGCATACTCCAACGGCTGTATCTTGAACCGCTTGTAATGATCCCCGCCTACCTGCTCATCAAAACTACTCACCTTTCAACTTCCTCAGTGGATTACGCCCACCAGCCAGACGCCGCTCAGATATCCAGTCGAGCGCCTCTTTCAGCGCTGTCATCTTTTTGGAATCCAGAGACACGTCCCACCCATGCAGAACCACCTCTTCCACCAGATACTTGTGATACGGACCAAAGCGCTTGCTGACCAAATCCAGCGTGCGTCCATAACGCATCAGCGATTCTGTGGCGACAGAGTCCTTGGCTCTGGCGCCCGATGACGGCTCAGAGCTGAGGGGCTTCGTGTACATCCCCGCCTGCAATGCCTGACTCATCACATACTCGCCGGCCTGATGCTGGGAAAGCGTGAGCAACCCGTCCATCAAATACCGATCAACCAGTGTTTGATCCATGACCTTGGCTCGGGGCATCGTGCCGCCCTCGACCATCACGGCGTGGCGTTTGTAGATTTCCTTCGTGCCGAGGTCTGTGTGTGACTTGTCAGACATAAGCGACTCTCCGGGAAATGACCCCGGCTCCGGGAAACCCAGCTACTCCAAACAAGTTATCAGAATTCATCAAAGTCCTCCCAACTCCGGTCAACTCCCTTGATCGTCTTGATCTCTGCCGGCGGAGCGTAGTCTCGGTATCTACCGTTTGACAGCTCATATGTAAGACATGCCACGCCCTGCTGACCGGTCCACTTGAACCTAGACTTCCAGCAATGTATCTCAACGCAGTCCTCGCTCCGGTGGACGGTAATGCCTAGATCGGCTTTCGCAAACCACGCCGCCGAACCAGAGATATTCATGCCCTTGGGCACTGCATAGGTGCCGTCCTCTCGGGGGTACATTTTCTGGGGGTGGGCGACAAACCAGACGTGGATGCCGTGGGCCTTGGCAAAGGCGGTGATTCGACTGAGCATATGGCTGATGCTGTTGTGCTCTTCAGTCCCTGACTGCTCAATGTAGTTGTAGGGATCGATGATCAAGCCCCGCACCCCCAGACGCATAACCGCTTGCTTGGTGCGCTCAATGACACTGTCGATGGTGCTCATGCCGCCGTCCTTGGATTCAAGGAACACAAAGTGTCTGTTAATGAACACTATTGCTTCTTCCAATTCCTCCTCTGTCATTCTGGGACCAAGCCCGTCATAGAACGGCTTGCCCGTGACTTTCTCTGCCAGCTTGGCGATGTGCATATGGGGCGGGTTCTCAAACGAGCACACGGCAAACTTCCATGACTCGCGCTGGGCCAGATTCACCATGATCTGGTCAATGAATTCAGACTTGCCCGAACTCGGCATTCCGGTGACGATAGATAGCTGTCCCTCGGCTATGGTGAACAGTTCATCAATGGCAGGGAAGCCGGTGGACGCTCCCCGCCCGTGACCATTGGCATAAATGTCCTTGATGTCACTCAGATATTCCGACGCGCCATAGACTCCGGACAGCGGAACTGGCTCGGGATTATCGAAGATTCTGCGTGTTTCATCTGCTCCTAACTTGTCAACAGCATCGTTTGCGTCCTTGGTGCCCTCGGGAAACTTGACCCGCCAGCACTTGGCCCGACCCACTCGACGGGCGATTTCTTCTGCCAACGCCTCGCCTGCCTGATCGTTATCAGTGGCTAAAATAACCCGCTTACACCGTTCCAGACGCTCCCTTTCTTCCCAGATATACGAGAACTTGTTGTCCTCCTCCGGAGAGACCCGATTTTGGCTGACCTTTGCAGGTGCGCCGTTGGGGCAAGATACGGCCTTAATTCCGACGCTAGCCAAAGCAATGACATCACACTCCCCCTCGACTATCGTCAAATCCTCGTCAGTATCTTCCACGTTTTCGATACCGTAGAACGATCTTGGGGCGCCATCACAGAGAAATCCCTTCCCTTCCACGGATCGCCACTTGATTGCTGTCGGGTTTTCCCGCGGCCCGTAAATGAAACCCACTGCTTCTCGTTGGGCGCCGTCGAACCACTTCATGCCGGTGGTCATTGCTGGTAACCCGTCAAGAGTATCCAGCGGCACGCTACGCCTTCCGAAAAAATCCTGTATCAACTGCACGTTGTAATTAAGCTGGGTGGGTATCTTTACTACTTTCTCCATGTGAGCCTCGTAAAATTTTTCACGCCGGACAGCACCCGATAGACCACAGTGGTGACAGTGGTACAGGGTGTGATCGGGCTTGATCGTGATTGAAAGTGTTTTCTGGTTTTTCTTTTTGCGCTGATCGCCACACTCAGGACACTTCACTCTCGCGTCCTGACTATGGCCAAGAACATAGTCGTTCAGAGCGGTCATAGTGGTTGCCTACCCCCATATTTTATGATATGAGTAGACCCTAGAACTGTCCTAGACTAGAACAGTACCAGCTTAGAACATTACTATTTATATATACTTAGTAATGTACTAGACTAGAACAGTACTAGTGGTGAACCTCCTTGAGTCTAGCCCCCGCCCATCGGGGGCTTTTTTTATGCACAAGATGTCAGCTCTTCCATCACCATTCTGGCGACCACCTTTTGCTCGGTGCGACTGAGCAACAACATCTCATCCAAGGCGTCCTGCAAACCAGTCGGGAAACCCGCGATTTCACAGTGCGACAAGAATGCTGGGGATTGTAAATACTTGACGGCGTCCTGCTTCTCTTGCGGCTGTGCGCCAACGAGATCACGAATCGCTTGGAATATCACCTTGCTGTAAACCGTCTTGTAAATATCGGACACTGATTTCTGCCCTCGGGTTGTCTTTGTCAACCCCGCCCCAGATTATGTGCTTTTCCTTGACCTGCCTGTCGTTCTTGTATATCGGACCCTGCATGCAATCCAGTATCAGTGATTCGTCAAGGTCAGGCCGTCGACTAGCATAAAAGATAACGATCCGGACGGCTACATCTTTCTCGACTGGCGGCTCAATTTTCCTGCACTGCTTCTCAAATGACTTGACATAGTCGAGCGCTTTCTGGGATTTGATGAACAGCGGGCGCCCGCTCTTGCTCTTAACAAGTCTACGGCTATTTGCTTTGCTACACGGCTCGCCATAGATCACCATTTCTACGATGTTGTTTGACATTTCTTTCTTCCCGCTATTATCATTACGACTGGTTCAAAACGAGGACCGACCAGTGAGCAAAATGGGACGCTACGTCTACCAACTTCAAGAAGCTGAAGAGAGAGAGCAGTATGATCAAGATCGAACGGAACATTCCAATCCCGCAACGCACCCGCTTGCCAGAGTTACCATTTTCGGAGATGGAGATCAACGAATCATTCCTCGCCCCAGTTATGTCAGGCGACGCCCGACTTGTCCAAGCGTTACGCCAACGAGTGGTCCGGTTCCAAAGGCGTCACCCCCCGAAGAAGTTTAGCGTGGTCCGAGACGGCGACCAGATGCGGGTGTTCAGAATCCAGTGAGAATAACTAACCACACCAATCTACCGGAGCCTGTCTATCAGGCGCTGACCCACAGCGATTACAGCCGTGGCAACAGCAATCGATCCGTTACACAACTGATCGACTCTCCGCGTGTGCGCATTCTCAAGGCAGAGCACGATGCCGTGATTGAGGAAGACGCATCCGACATGGTCTGGTCTGTACTTGGCACCGCAGTCCATAACATGTTTGAGCGACACCAACCGGACGGCCACATCGTGGAGGAAAGGTTGTTTGCCGAGGTTGATAACTGGCTGATCAGCGGCGCTATCGACCTACAACGCTCCGAAGGAGATGGCACCGTCACCATTCTCGACTACAAGTGTACGTCAGTCTGGTCTGTCATCTACGGCAAGAAGGAGTGGGACAAGCAACTTAACTTCTACGCTTGGCTCGTCGAGCAGAATCATGACGTTGAGGTGTCGGCGCTGAACATCGTGGCGGTCCTGCGGGACTGGCAACGGAACAAGGCCGGCGAGGCGAATTACCCGAAGGCGCCAATCGTGATTGTGGATATCCCGCTTTGGAGTCAACAAGACAGGGATAGCTATGTTCGTGAGCGGGTCCGCCTCCACGACGAAGCCGAGTTCCTGCGCCTGACTGGCGAGCCATTACCCCCATGCTCTGACGAGGAGCGATGGAAAAAGCCTGACCTGTTCGCCGTCAAGAAAGATGGCAACAAGCGAGCGCTGAGGGTGTTCGACTCAATGGATGAGGCGCGTGAATACGCCGAGGGTAAGGAGGACTTGATTGTCGAGACCAGAGAGGGGCGGTACACCAGATGCGAGGATAACTGGTGCCGTGTTGCTGAGTGGTGCGACCAATGGAGGGCCGCATGAAAAAACATCGTCAGCCGAGATATGCATTTTGCGGTAGAACGGCGTCTGAAAACCGAAGTCACTGGCAAAAAACCACCAATGACATACGGCTCTCAACCGACCCGAAAAAAGCAACAGCAAGGGCGGTCACAGATAGTCAAGGGCTGGCCGCGTACAACCGTTACGGAGACTGCAATAGCTGGCACTACGATAAGGATGCCGAATGATTCAGCAAGACCCTGATTTTTATCTCAAGGTTGTTGGCATGATGCAACAGTCGAAAAACAAGTTACAGATTGTTATTCACGGGAACATGCTGGCGTTTTATCTTAATGATAAGCGTGTCGGAGATATCAGCGCCGCAGAGTTCTACAAAATGACACCACGGGAAGTGTGGAAAACACTAGGAGTAAGCGATGAGCACAAAAAAAACTACCTCCTCTGAACCGACATACCAGTCGGTCTGGGAGAGACTGTCAAAGGTTGACGTTAGCGAACGCGTCGAAAAGAAAAACGGCCTGACCTATCTGTCTTGGGCGTGGGCGTGGGGCACCTTGATGGAGCACTATCCGCAGGCGACATACCAGTTTCTCAACGAAGAGTGGGACAACCAAGGGCACGCAACGGTGTGGGTCAGTGTCAAGATAGGAGAGCTTGACCGGATGATGTGGTTGCCTGTGATGGACTACAAAAATAAAGCCATAGCGCACCCTGACTCAAGAGCAATATCTGACACTCGTATGCGCTGTTTGACCAAGTGTCTGGCGATGTTTGGGTTGGGCCATTACATCTACGCTGGCGAAGACCTACCGCCCGATAGCGACCCGCCATCAGAGCCAAAGCCAGAGAAAAAGCCTGCCAAGAAAAAGGAGCCGGCCCAGAAGGTGACGCCGATCAAGCAGGAGGAGGTTGCCGAGCAGGCACAGCCTGCCGAAAATCACATCGGGTCCAAGGAAGAGGCTGATAACGTGCTGGCGTTCATGATGAGTACTGCTGACACGTTCGCAACAGGCACAGAGCAAGACCTGATCGATTTCTGGAAGCAGAACAAGCAGGTCATCGATCTGCTGGATCAAAACTACAACGAGCACTACGAGCAACTGAAGGGCCACTTCACTGCTCTACGACAAAAGCTCAAAGAGGCGAGCGCATGAAAGAAAAATCTCAAAACTCAGTCGGGCCAAGAGGCGCGGAAAGATATGCCAACTACTATTTGGGCGAGGATGTAATGTCCATGCATGAGGTGGCCGACCGCCTTGGCATTGGACTTAATCACGCTTACTCCGCATGCAAAGAAGGGCTTATTCCTAATATACGAATTGGGAAGAGATATATCATCCCGAGGGCCGCTTATCTTGACTGGATAGCAACCTGCGGAGGTCAGCTTAGTAAAAACACCCAGAAGGAGGGAACCAATGAGTAAATACCACAAAAGCGAGGGCGGTCTCTGGCCAAACAAGGAGAAAAAGGCGCAGAATCATCCTGACAAGACAGGCAAGGTCGAGCTTTCTCGCGAGCAGTTAAAGGGGCTGATCGCTATGGCGAAAAAAGGCGAGACGCCCAAGATTAAGCTGGCGGCATGGGATCGGAAGGCCCAAGACACTGGCGAGCCATACCAGTATGTGACTGGTGAGGTATTCTGGGACGGAGAGGAGACTGCGCCAGCCCCACCGCCGCCTCCTCCTGTCCCAGAACCCCAGCCCATCCTGACACCAGAGGATGATATTCCGTTTTGATTAGGTCAAAGAAACTGCTTGACGGGGCCAAGGGCCAGTCATGTGTTAACTGCGGTGCCGCTGATGGCACCGTGGTTGCCGCACACTACACCGGAATGAGATCGCACAGATTTGGCAAAGGTACAGGCCACAAACCACACGACCTGTGCATTGCCGATCTGTGCCAAAAATGTCACTACAAATTCGACGTGGCCTTTGACGGGTCATCGTTTGAAAAAAAGATCGATCTCAGCGAGCAGTTCTTATTCCTGATAATTCAGACGCTAGTGCGCCGTGTGGCGCAGGAGATCATCGACATCAAGGGACACGAACCATGAGCACATACAACCCGCTACTTCAGTATGAAAAAAAGCGCACAAGGCAGAGGGCAATCAAGGCTATGTGCGCCCACTGCATGGGATGCACCAAGGATCACATTGAGCAGGGGTTCCGCGAAAGCATAAGAAACTGCACCGCTCCAAATTGCCCCCTCTACTTTTACCGCCCGTACCAAGACAAGGAGACTAAAGATGCAGTTGCACATTCCGCGAGCTAAATCCATTCAGTTGATGAATGTTTTTCAGTACCTGTCATCGGCATTTCCGGAATCTGTCAAGGAGCTGATCGACACCAACAAGCAGGCGCCATACGGTGTCACCATAGAAATCAAGCCGCTCCGTAGCGAACGGACTCGACCGCAAGAGAACTACTACCGCAAATACTGCGGCGAGTTTGCTCGGTTCTGCGGGATGACGCCAGATGAGATGCATGAAGAGATGCTGTGCCAATGCTATGGCTCAACAGAGCATGCGACCAAGTTTGGCATGCGGAGAAGACCGGTTAAGCGTAGTAACGATGCCTCTAGAGGTGACTATTCAGAGCTAATAGAAACGCTGTGTCGTGTCGCCGCAGAGATCGGATACTACATACCGCCGGCAGAAGAGGGCAGGGTGTGACCAGAATTAAGGTGGAACTGGAGGGGGAGATGGCTGAACAAGCTATTAGTGCAGTGCTTGAGCGATTGGATGAGCTAGACAAGGCAATTGGGCGTATCACCGACCTGTCCAATATGAACGCCGACAGTCTGGATATCATTGAGGCGGCGATTGAGGACTTGAAGAAGGCTCAGAACAAGCTAGCGGAGATGAATGGTCTGTGAGGCACTGCTACAGGTGTAACAAGTCTGGTATTCCGATATCCAGAGCGCTCTGCGATGAATGCAAGAAAAAGCTGGAGCCGCAGGGCGTTCCTGAGTATCTGTGGGCGCTGGTAATCGTTATATTTATGTCGGTGGTGGCTGTTTACTGGCCAGAGGCTAATGGATAACCTCATCGTCTCCGACCTCGACCATCCCCATCTCGTAGAGGCAGGCGAGGTGAACCGCTGACGCCATCATCCCCACGTCAAGGGCGTTGGCGTTTGCACTGCACTCAAAAGAAATACTGCCGTCCTTCATGCGGTACATGATCACCGCACCGTACAAGTCAGACGCAAACCCATCCTCGTCTGTACCCAACCTTTCTGCAAACGCCTCGGCCATTTCTTGAGCCGACTCCCACGCCATCGGGCGCTTGAACTCAATTACCTTTGTCATACCTCGGCCTCACGGTGACTCGGTGTACCTCTCCATCTGACTTGTCATATGTAATCACCTTCGCCCCACGCTGGCTGACATATCCATGCGAACTGCTGTAATGGTCACGGGCTGAGAGGGTCGGGTGCTGTTCGATTGTGGCGCCTGCATCATCCAGAATCCGCTCATGGTGGAGGTGTCCGCAGTGGATGTAGCAGTGCTTCGCTTTGCCCCACATCTCGCGGAACCGAGGCTCTGCCGCAAACAGTTTTTGCAGGTTAGCCATCCGCATTTTATGGCCGTGGTGGAAGCCAAGCATGGTCTGGCCGTGGAGGTAGGCGTAGTAGGGAAACTCGTTGTCGATGACCTCGACCCGCGGCTCATCACGGAACCGGTGCTTCATGTACTTGCGCATCCACACACTGGAGGACAGGTCGTGGTTGCCTTCGGCCTGCACAATCACCACCCTGCCGAACTTGCCGAGCATCATCTTGACTGCTTCGTCCATGATGGCGATGGTCATCTCGACAAGTTTGCTGTAACGGTCGTCAGTGCCGATTAAGACATGTTGAGAGGTAGGGGTGACCGGTATCAAGCCATCCCAATGGAAGAAGTCACCAAGCTGGTTGAGTATCCCGGTCCCGGATTTAGGGCTTCCTTGTAACATGTCATGAATAGCGTTCAGAAATACATCGCGTGCAATTTTGACATCCCAATCCTCGCCCTCGCTGGCACGCCAAGCACGCATGCCAAGGTGAAAGTCAGTGATGGTCAGCAGGGAGGCTAGCTCTTCGTCTGCTTGTTTTGGTGGCTTGACTGGCTTGAACGCGGGAAGCGACTTGGACGCCCCCTCTATGGCATTCAGTATAGACTCGATTCGCTGTTTCTCGTCGGTCGCAGATTTGACCCACTGCCCAGTGGGTTTGCCGTCTTCATTGTAGTAGGTGGATACGCCCTTGACCTTGTAGCCCTCGGGCACAACATGCGTCATGTCGTGGTCTGGACTGTATCCGCGCTTCAGGGCATTGGACTTAATGCGCTGAATCATTTTATAGACGTTGCGCTCGGATATACCTAGCCGCCGTGCCGTCTCTCGCCGTGTGGCGCCGCTATCTACAAGCGACGCGACATCTGCCTGAGCCTTGCTCTCGGCAAACTTCCCCAACTGCATCCTATGCCCCCGCTAGAATGTTATTTTGTTTTGCCTACCACTTCGTCATACCTTTTGTTGAAGCGCTCTATTGTTTTGTCGATGCGCTCCTGTATTTTCCGCTTTTGCTCGGCAATTTCAAGTGCTCGTTGCGGGCTGACATTCTGCAATTTATCTAGGTTCCTCAGCGACTTGCGCAATGCTCGTAATGTTTTTTCTGTCCCTTTAAGCATGGGAAGCATCTTGATGTAGTCCTGATTCTCCTTGATGTAGGCGGTGCGCTCTGCGCCTGTCAGTCTGTCATTCGCCTGCCTGTCTTTTCTCTGCAACGTCTCCCGTCGCTCGTAGAATGACTCGCTGTCTACGCGATTGTCCACTTCGCCGCGTATCCTTCGCACGAAAGGAATGTCCCTGATCTCCAGATTTTTCGTGGGGTCCATGAGTGCATCGGGCACCTTGAAGAACGTCCTTTCAGCAAATGATCCCGCGCCGCCACCGTAGAACGACAGCAAGTAGCTCAAGGCGTCCGGTGGTATTTCGACAAGCCCCGGCTCTGACTCGTTGCCGCCAGTTAACGTGCCAATTGTTTCTGCAATGCTCTTCCAGACTTGTGAGGTATTGGAGAATGAGCGACGTGACAGCGGGTCGTCCCCACCGCCGAACGGGCTGTCCGGAGGGTAAATGGGAGAGCCAAAATAGTTCTCGTTCATTACCAGCTCAAGGGCCGGCTTGAGAACCTGCGGCGTGCCGGTTTTGACCAGCGAGCCAAGATACGTTTCGCTGGTAGATGTGCCGAGCGGGTTGAAGGAGCCGAGGAAAACATTGGTCGCCCTGACTGCCGCATTCTCTGGCGAAACCTGCCCAGCAGAAACAAGGTAGGCATTCTCCCCTAGATTCCAGAATACGTTGTAGCCGTATGGCAGAGGGATGGTCGAGTATGCTTCTGGGTCACCGCCCCACAATGCGTCCGGAATGATGATGTTCCGATCCCTGATGTAGTCAGGTATTCTCTCAAACTCATCTTCACCCATAAGCGCATTGGCAATCGCCGTCGTGAGTGCGCCAAATCCCATGATTGACCCGACCAGCGCTTGCTTTGTCCTTGACGAGTTAGGGTCAAACACGTTCAACCCCCGCATCGTATTGACGGTGCCCTGCACTGAGGCGTTGAAGAAAAGGTACAGTCCGTTCAGCAATTGACCGGAGTTGCCCTTCCTGTTGAAGTTGACGGTTAAGTTTTTGGAGAGCGTAGACGCCTGCTGTATGGCGTCCGAACGTGACATGCCGCCCTTGATCATCGCATCCCGCGCCGCGACAAATGTAGCTAAACGCACGCCATTTTCAACAGCGTTATTGCTGTCATCCACAAAGTCCTTAACCGCCTTAAACCCTTGCGCGGCAGTACCCTTGAATGTTCCTTTAGCCATCTCAGCCATCATTTCAAGGTTTTTCTTTTGTTGCTCTGGTGGCTGTGAATGAAACCAATCCGTTTTGGTGCCGGAAGTGATGAACTCATTAAAGTTGGTGGCGTCCTCGCTGGACAAGCTGTCTCGATTTCGGAACCCCTTGTAGAACACGCGAACAGAGGGGATCGTTGTCTTCAGAACCTCCCCGATAATTCCCTTGGCGTCCAGCGCCTTACCGCCTTCCATTGTTTGCTCACCAACAATGTTAGCAATGGCTGTCTCAACGTCGCGAGGGAAGTTGCCCATAACAAACTCTGGGTTAAGGCTGGTGTTGACGTATGACATGAAGCGGGTAAACCCGTTCAGCTTCTCCACCAAAAACCCGACGCTCTGTGCGTCAAGGTTTATTGCCGCCTTGCGGAGATCCGGATTCTGAAAGAAGACGTAGTACTGCTTGCCGTCAACCTTTACTCCTAACAGCTCCTGACCAGTAGGATTAAACACCGGGTCTTGAACTACCCGCACTCGCTTGACCCAGTTCTTTTTGTCTGACTCCCCAGATATGTCGCTTTTCCTCTGGCCGTATCGTGACCTGTCAGGACCGACATAGGTGTAGGACGAATCAAAGGCTGTCTTGTATCTGGGGTCTTCCGGAGAGATCAACTGCCACACTTCATCATTGGGGTTTTCTTGGATGAGCTTGATTAATCGCTTGCCAAATGAAGTGTTCTTCACCGCCCGTGCGGCTTGAGTCCCTCGCATAGACACCGTGGTGGCTAGCGGAGAGATCACCTCTTTTTTATCGCTTCCGAATAATCGCTTTACCTCTTTCCCGACAATACTAAGTGTGCCTCCGGAGCCTGCGGTTCTTGAATCAGTTTCCGCCGCAATGTCCTCGTCTTGCGCGATGCCCCGTAACGGAGTGTAGTATTTAAAGAAGCCGTCCAAAAAGGCCCGCTCTTGCTCAGTAATCAGCTCACCTTTCTGGGTAATAGCCAGCGTCGTACTGGTAATTTTGTCAACGCGAGAGGCCAGTCTGGATAAGGTGCGGCCTCGCTCATTGCCGCCTTCCCACTCACCCTTGCTGTCGTTCCACTTCATGCCGAAGTCCGACAACATCTTGCCCTTAACATATTGATCAGTAAGTTCCTGACCCGCCCACTTACCAGATCCTGCATCAGGTATAGCTGGATTGATCTTTCGCACACGGTCGTTACGCTCTATCGCGTGGCGTAGCACCAAGAACTCATCCATTTGGTCCAGCGTGACATCGCTGTCTGCCATGTCTTTAAGTAGCGGCTCCAGCTCATTACTTCTGAATCGCCGGTCAAACTCCCCAATCTTGCCGGGAAGCGTCTCCTCTCCGGTGTACGCGCTCTCTGCCGCTTTTAGCGGGGGAAGCCCTCTTGCCTTCCGGTCCTCATTGATGGCATCTTCTATCGATTTGAGGTCGGTCAGCTTGTCCTGCACTTGAAAGACGATCTTCTGAAACCAAGACCGTGACGGTGTAGTAAAGGTGGGTGCGTAGCCGTTTTGATCTGCGAAGCCTGAGTTGATTGAGTAGGCCATCGGGCCTGCTTCAATTGTCGCCATGCCGGCGGCGTCTGGGTTTGTTTCTGTCACATAATCAGCAACGTCAGCCATAGCCTCGTTGCTTGACTGCTCTACATTTCTGTCTGCCGCTCTGCGAGAGAAGGCGATCCTGTCTTGACCGAAGATGTCCTCATCGCTTGGTCGCTGTCCGGCGACATCGGCTTCTGCTTCAGCTTCAACAGCCTCTGAAACAGACGCTTCTGTAGACGTTTTTCCCTCTGAGAAATCTCGGATGATCTGGTCGAGTCTTTCACGGTTCACTTCCTCTGATTGATACCACGGGTAGCCGGCATCCCTGTATGATTTTACGCTAAATTTCGCAGGAATAACCCCACTGGCCGGCTTTCTGATCTGATCCAAAAACTCCTTGAATCGTCCCAGCTTGAACTTGTGTGGAGTGCCGTCACTCTCAGCATACATAATGTATGGCTCACCATCTGCGTCACGGGCATAAACAGAGCCAAACGCAAATTGATGGAAGCGCCCTTCTGGGGCGCCTATGTCCGCATACGAGCTGGATAAGGGCTGATCCCCCTTTGTCTCGCTAATCAAGCCCTTGATCGTCGGGTGAGAAACAACCTGACCGGAATCCCTTACCCAGCTTTCCCAGTGATAGCGCCCAACAGATGCATCTTCCGTCCTGCCAACCCTGTCGTAAAGACCCTGTATCTTGTTCGACAGGGACCGCTCCAGCGCCTCGTACCGCGCCAGTCCGTGAGCGCCTTCAAACAGGCCGGCTATATCGTCGTATATTAGCTTGCCGAATCGGCCTGCATCCCACATGGAGTTGATCTGTATCCGGTCTAAGACCACAACATCCTTTCTGCCGGTCATAAGCAGGATGAAAGACAGTACTTTATTTTGAATCCCCATGCCCTGATTGAGGCTGTAGTACTTGGCCCGGATGTCACTACTTGGAACTGACTTGTCAGCTATAAGGTCATGCAGTTCCTCCAGCGCTGATTTTCCGCTTGGCATGCGCTTTGACATTTTTGGTAAAAACGTCTTGCCGAAAGCTCGGAGGTTGGAGGTGCCTTGCTTAGACGGGGCAAAGTCGGGAATTACTGTTTCCGACCAAGCAAGATATTCGTCTATGTCGGCCTGTGTCCACTCCCTTGCCGTGGCCCGCTTGATGAACTCAGACAACTTTTTGTCTACAGCCGCATCCAAAAACGCCGACTCATGCGGGTGGGCAGACAGCATCCGCGAGAGCATGCCCCACAGCATCAACTTGCCTGTAGTGTCTACGCTGGCGTCGCCATTCTCGTAGGCTTTGCTCATGTCTTCCACAAGCTCAAATCCTTCACCAGCGGCGGCAAGCTGGTCTGGCGTGAGTTGTTCGTGCTTTTCGGCCCACGCATCCATATCATTGTACAAGTCAATCAGGCCGGTTGGGGCGGATGGCGTTTCATTGTCACCCAGCAGGTCACGCTCAAACCTAAGCCATGCCGCCTTGCTGGACAACGGATCTGGATGCCGCTCCGCCAGCTCCTTTAGCTTCTGCGCTTGTGCCGCCCCATTGTTGGGGTTTATCGCCTTGGGTAGCGAGGGCTTTCCAGAAACCTGTCCCCTAGACGAAACAATGTATGGCCTCGGGATTCCGTGCTTCATGTCAGCTCGTCGACTCAGCATCATGTCGCCAAGACCTGCCTCATCCATAAGGTCACCCGCTCGCGCAGTTTGCGTAGCAGTGCCGCCCATAGCTTCAGCCGTTCTCTCCGCCACCTCAGGAGAGTCTGTTTCAATAACGGTCGTACCCGTCGGAGTTTCAACCTCGTAGGTCTCTACTTGTCTTTCAGTCCGCACTGGCGCTGGGCGGTCAATAAACTGACCCGTTTCGCGCTCCAGTCTGTATAGGGTTCTGATTGGCCCCCGTTCTCTAGCGCCAATTCGACCTGCCTCAAGATCATTCATGAACTGGGTAAATGACGTGTAATCTGGATCAACATCTTGAGCAACGCCAACCAGCCCCTTGAAGAACTTGACGATCTTATTGATGATTGATCGGGGCTTGCCCGATACTACTGCTGGCTTGTTATCAATAATGACCCGCCCTGAAATAGCATCTCGGATCATTTCTGCGATTGCTTCTTCGGCAATGTTTACGTCTGATTCTGTGTCGCCATATGTGTCAATCGCCCAATCCATGTAGGTTTTCTTGGTGGACATCATTCGGTAGCGCGAGGCCAGACGCTGAAGCAAGCGTAACTCTTGCTCCGTTATGACATCCAGCTCACGGAGAGCGTGAACGACCTCATGATTGAGCACGTCAACCATCGCCGCTTCAAGGTCATCAGGCTTGACGCCTCTTGCCATGATGTTGTCAACAGCAATCTGGATAACGCGAGCGCCGTCCACGCTAGCGGCGCCCTCGGCAAGAGCTTCTGCCGTCTGATCCTCTGGCCGGCTACGCATATAGACGTTGCCATCTGTATCCCGAGCGACCGACTTCACCGTGTTGGTCACCATAGTCTTGTAATCAGTGAGGCCAAGCTGTCTTAGTCTGGACTCAAGGGCACGCTCTAGAATGCCTTTTGTCGCCGCGTCCATGCCCTGCGGGACGGCGGGAGAGGGCAGTTCAAGGGTCTCTGCCTGCACCTGCTCTTCAATGGCAGGCTCTGCCTCGGGCCTTGGGCGTAATTTAAAAAGCGGGATATTGGTTGGGGACGAAAAGCGGGGTAGCTGACGTAGCTTCTGATAAAACAGTTGCTTTTCGGCGTCGGTGAGATCGCTGATAGACTGGTCTCGGCGTAGTTTTCTGCCGGTAAACCGCGATGCTAGGTTCTTTACCTCTGGCGAGTTAAGAGGAGACGATATGTTTTTTGTCTCTAGTATTTCCTTGATCTTGCCAATCCCAAACTCTGGGTCACCCATCAGCTCACGGGTGGGAATATAGCTACCGCCCTTGCGGCTATTGGCCTCTCTGGCAAACGCGAACGCTTCTGCCGCAGAAGCAAAAGGCACCCGCTTTCGGGCCGTTTTCCCCGCATCTTTTGCCGCCTGCCTTTCTCCAGCGGTTGCGGGACGATCAAAGATCAGGTCGCCAGAAGGCTCCATTTGCCCAGACGGGCTGAGGCTCATCGGCTGTACAGCAAACTTGCCCTTGACCGGCGTAGATAAAGCCGCGTAGGTGTCAACGCTAAACGCCCCCGCTTCATACTCAGCTAGGCGACCCACATCCTTGCCGATTTCCCTGCGGATTTCGCTGATGGCAAATCGGTTGCTAGGCACCTTGCCTTCTTTGATACGGCGCACGTTGATGCGCTGGGCTATGGTCTGCTTCTTTCTTGGTAGTTTTGCCTCAATCACCTTCTCTGCGGAGAGATTAGGCAGGAAGCCGGTTTCTGCCGTTGTTCCGCCTGCGTAGTTGGCGGCTTCAGCAGAGTAAGACAATGATTCTGGGCCAAGCACAATGCGACCAACCCGCTGAAGGGTCTGCACCTGCTCGGGGGAGTAGTCCTCTTTAGCCGAGGCTATTGCCGTCCTATTGCTCTGGAAGATATTCTCTTCTACCGTCTGCCCATTGAGCGCCGCTACGGCGGGCTGTACTTTCGGCGCCATCTCAGCGCTTACAGGCGAGCCATACATCCTGCCCGAGCCATCTCTAATCGCGACCATTCCGGGCATGCCGTCGATGTTGTCGTCAAGATAAAACTCTGGCTCAATCGGGAATTGATCGCCCATCTGACGAACAACCCTTCTGGCTATCTCGTTGTACGATCCCTCATCCGGCAGGCGCTGTTTATACTCATTCAGAATTCGGCGCTCTGCGCTTGTCAGCTCCTCCTGCGCCCGACGCTTTTCGATGACCTTCATCTCTTGCGGCGTGGGTTCAGCAAACGCCCGGCCTGCTTCTAACAACTCAGGCATTACGACTTCCGTTGCGTCCACCGGATCGACGGGTGCGGTAGCAAGCTCGCCCATGCGCTCACGTCTAGCTTCCTCAGCCAACTCTACGTTTTCTCGCAAAGCGGCCTCTTCGGCAATCAGCTCCTCTCGGAACGGCTTGATATCTTCCTCTGGGTCGGCTGGTGTGCGCCTCCTGCGAGTTGCAAGGTTGATGCCAACATCAAACAGGGCGCCTGCCGTACCTCCTGCAACCAGATCAACGCCGAGCGAGTCACCTATCTCTATGTCTGGGTTGATGTATTCTTTCAATACAGCGTCTGTCGCTATACCGGCAAGCGCTTCCTGAGCCGCCTCCTCCGTGCCCTGCAAGGCCGCACTACGAATATAATCCCCCAGCGTCTCTACCGCTTTGGGGTTTTTGGCCGCGGCTCCTGATATACGGCGCAATACTCTGAACGTAGGGCCAATAAATGGCAGTCCCTCGGAGGCGCCAATCGCCGCTAACCTTGTGCTCGCCTTCTCGTAATCCGCGTCACTGACAATCTCGCCGCGCTCAACCTGCCTCGCCGCCTCTTCCATTCCGCGAGCCACATTTGACCCTGCACCTAGCAATATGCCAGAACCCAAGCCAAGCACGCCGCCTACTAGCGTCCCGATACCCGGAACAACACTGCCCAGAGCCGCGCCAGCCAAAGTGGTTCCGCCAAAGCCCAGCACTGATCCGGTAACATCTGCGGCTAGCCCAAGGGTCGAGTCGTCATACTCATCATCATACCCAAGGCCGCTTCGGATGCTTTCTTCTATTGCGCGATTGCGCTCGACAAGCTCCTCATCCTCCTCCATGCCCTCACGGAACAGGGACTGCAAGCCAGCCGGAGATTGGCCCAGTATTCTGCCCGCCGCCCCAAGGGTCCGTTGACCGAACTCCGCAATGTCGGACAGCATGCCTGTATCTTCCTCCTCCTCGACGGGAGGAGAGACAGGCTCTGCTCTTGCTGGCGGCTCTTCAAACTGAAGGTACTGATATTTCGCGAACGCAAAGATTTCTTCTTCAGTCGCTCCTTCGGGGTGCGATATTTGGAGTATTCTGCCGTCAGGGACGCGAACATCTGATACGGGCATTTACTACTCCTAACGTGTCCCTACGACTTCAAACCCATCAAACTCGTCTGCTTTTGCCAAGCTGGCGGCTATCTCATTGGCGTACTTCTGGGATTGCGTCTTCAGAACATTAAGGTATGACTGAAGCTCCATCATTGCGGGATCTTCCGGGCCTGAGCCAAGTGATTGCAAGCGCAATATCTCGTCGTTAGTCTCCTGAATCATGGCGCTCACGTTAGTCAGAAGCGCTCTGCGGTTTAGTCCTGACGCCGCCTCTATATCAGCCGATAGCTTCGCCGCTCTGTAGGCAACGTCCGAATCAAACTGCTCGCGCTTGAGCTTCATTCCTTCTTCATATCGGCGTGTTTCTTCGCCTCTGCGGATGTCTTCGCGACCCGCTTGGTACTCAGCCAGACGACGCTTCATGTCCAGCGCCCTTGCGTCAGCAGTGCCCTTCATGGCGGCAGTGCCTGCGGCAGACAAACCTTTTGCCACGTCACCAGAGGCGACGCCAGCGCCAAGCTGAATCATTGCGTTGGCCAGAGCCTGCTGTTTGCTGTCAGCTATTAAGTCTGAAAAGTCAAGAGCAGGCATTGGCGTGTCTTTTTCACCCTTGGTCAAGTTGGCAAGTATGCCAGACAGGTCTTTTCGCTCTCTATCAACCGTGACCTCCTCCAGCTCTGCCAAAGCGTCCGCTACCTTCTTTGTTCCGAATGGGTTGGATACCGGTCCTCTGGGACCAATTCCCAGCTCTCTATTCGACTGAGCGATATCCACGATCTTATTGCTTCTATCTTGAGGTCCGGGTGTTTCTGAGAGAGCCGTAACCGCCTCCGTCACCACAGTAGGCTCTCCCTTGCCCCCGATGGTGGCTTCCTCTGGGATGTTCATGAAACGCATGTCACGATTACCACCAGCGGCCTGCCTTTCTGCTATTCTCTGGTTGAGACCAGACAAAAAGTCCCCAGCCTGCTGGCGGTTTTGCTCTAGACCGGCGACAACAGATGGGTCAGAGAATGGGTCTCTAGCAAGTCTGGCCGGCTGGCTTTGAACTTCCGCACTGCCCACCGCTTGTACACGCGCATCCCCGCCACCAATCGACGCAATACCCGATTTTGTTCCGAATGGATTAGACACCGGCCCTACAGGGCCGATACCTAGCGCTTCGTTGACACCTAGCGCTTCAATGCGCCTTTGCATGTCATTCTGGTCAAGCTCCTCAAGCATCATCTCCATGCCTCTTTGAGCAGAGGCACGCACTTCTCTTGGGCCTTCTTGCGGGAAGGTATAATCCAGCTCAGGCTGTGGCGTGGCTTGTGATAGGCGGGTGGCATCCATTTCTGTCATACCGCTGACCGCGTCAGCCATTGCTCCAGAGCCGCCGATCTTATCCACGACATATTGAACTGCCTCTGGATTTGCTCGGAATTTTTTAGTGGCAAACGCCAGCAGGTCTGCGGCAGACATGCCGCTTTCAATAAGCCTGTCTATTTGATCTCTTACTGTTGGGCCACCCTGAACAGGACCGAAATATGACTCAGGAACATACTGATCTAAAAACGGCACCTGACCCAGATCCGCCATCTGCACTATCCCGCCCTGAGCCATACGCATCGGGGGCATAGCCTGTGGGGCAGACGCTATACCGCCCTGTGGCATGGGAGGCATTCCCTGCGGCATGGGGGGTGCCATTGGAGGTGCTCCCTGCGGAGGCATACCGCCCATCGGGGGTGGCATAGCACCCATCGGGGGCGCCCCTGCTTGACCCATTGGTTTAGGCGCAGAAGCCATCTGCGGGGGCATCACGCTTGGAATGCCCATCGCCTCCATAATAATCTGGTCTTTGACGGTGCCCTGATCCTGCTGTTGCTGGGCCTCAAAGTCCTTGCGCATTTCCTTGCGGCGTTGAATCTCCGAAACCACCAAAAACTGCTTTAGTTGTCCAGTGGGGTTAGTCGCCTCTTGGAAGAGGGCTTGATCTGGAAGCCCCTTAATGATGTCTTCTTCTTGGAGGATATTCATCCGCTAGCCCCTATTGAAATGCGTTGTACAGGCCGACACCCGCAATCCCAGCGCCAAGCAATTGCTGGGTCATAGAGGGGGTGATGCCATATGATTGAGACACCTGTCCGGGTGCGATGGGTATGCCCTGCAACATAGAGCTGAGGAAGGCTAGATTTTCTCTTGGGTATGCCTGCTGGCGCAGGAAGTCGGAGTAGCCAATGTCCAGACCGCGCTGTAACAACTCCCTCTCAATCTGCCCCGCAGACTGCATCGCCCTGAGCCGGTCAAACTCCATCCTCTGGCGCTGATCGACATAGTCACCAAGCATGCCTGCCGCCGCAAGCCTCTGCTGGTCCCCGCCCATTAGCTGGCTGTATGCCGACTGCCCCAATTGAGCTGACCGCTGGGCCTGAGCGTAATTCATGTCCATTGCGGCGCGGCGAGCATCTTCCTCCGCTATGCGTCCATACTGCTCTATCTTTGCCGCATCCAGACCCATAGCCGCCGCCTGTTGTCTTGCGGCTTCTCCAGACTGGAAAACGCCAACAGCCTGATCATAGGCTTGCTTTTGTCCGGCGCCGTAGATATCGCCTAGCTGGCGCTCAAGGTTGCGCTCACGCTCTGACTGCATGATTGCTTCGCGGTAACCGCCGAGGCTACCTTGCCCTGCGGCTTGGAGGCTTGCCTGTTGCCCCATAATTTCGGACTGCCGTCGAGCCTCGTCCATCTGCGGCTGAACCACGAGTTGCTGGTACGGGTTCATGTATTGCGAAATAACTTCAGGATCATCCATAAACTGCGGCTGGTATCCGCTGTACACATTTCCTTGGCGGAATGTGCTCGCGTATCCGGGCATCTCTTGCGCACGACGTGTTACCTCCAGCATCGTGCCTGCATAAGGGTTCCCGGCGCCAATCTGACCGGCTATCATGCCTGCCGCGTCCAGCTCCTGCGGGGTTCCAGATACTCCAAGCTGGGTCATTCTGTACATGGCCTCCTGCTCAGAAGGCATAAAGTACTCAAGACGCGAGCCACCATAAGGCTGATACCCTAGACTGGTGTCGTATACAGTGCGGTCAAGAAGACCCCGGTAGTACGGCTCTGCCCATTCAGGCAGGTTTGTTTGAGTTACCGTTGACTCAGTTGGGCCGGACGATCCGCCTTTGCTACCCATTTTTCATACCCTTCTCGTAAAATGCCGCTGACTTCTCAAAACCGTCAGCCTGTAGATATTTCCAAAAACCAAATCGGGCCACGCCCTCAATGCCGTCGCATCCCATGTCTAAGCCATAACGGGTTATCTGCTCCAGAAGGAGGCTGTACCACTTATCAAAGTCCTCGCCGCCCAGAAAATGCATGGAAAGCACTTTTTTGGCAGGATATTGAGTGACCTCCGTGGTCAAGCAACCCCAGATTTTTTCATCGTCAAATGCTATCCAGAGCTGTGTATTGCCCATAGCAACGGCGGCACAGAGATGCTCCATCGTCCAGCGCCCGTTAGCCGTCTCAACAGCAGGCTCCAGATAATGCCGGACATCATTCCATGCCGACGCGGCGTGCTCTAACGGGACCAAACTGATGTTCATGCGGGCATCGCTTTCCTTGCTTCAATAGGCGGAGCTTGCTTGGTCGTGCCATTTCGTCTCATTCTGACTCGATCCATCATCTTGTCTAATTCCTCGGCGCCAGCGTCAGAGCTTCCGTCGCCTAGTCCTGACACGACATCAGCAGGGACAATGAACTCTCCGGGCGAAACCGCAACAGGCTGTTGATCCCCAATCATGCCGGGAACCTTGTCATCCATCCCGCTACCCTGACCGCGTATCATGCCCTCTGTTTGCGCCTTGGGGGTTGCAGAGCGCAACACAAAGTCACGGACTTGCTGGAACGCCTCAACCCCATACTTTTCTATAAACATGTTGATGATAGCGTCCGAGTCGCTTCCTGAACGCCCAAGGATTGCAGATGCAACAACATTAAACTCCTGCTCGCTAGGCATGGATGCAGTAAAGCTGGTGGGCACATTCGCAATCCCGCCCGCGGCCACAGAAACATCACCCATGCCTGTTCTCAGCGGCACCTCCGTGGCCACGCCCCCTTCGCGCATCCTCCGTGGGCCGCGACCTTTTCTAGGTGGCACAACTGGAGGAGTTGCCTGCGGACCAACTTGAGGCGCAACTGGGGGGCCGACCTGTGGGCCGACTGGGGGGTTAACTTGAGATGCGTCTGGAGGCCCAACCTGTGGCACAACTGGAGGCCCGACCTGCGGCACAGCTTGAGGCACCGGATCGTCGGCACCCAAGCTGGCAATGCCCCTTTCTGACGGGGTCCGCTGGGCCTTTTCCCCGGTGGGCGACGGGGGCGCTGTCTCTCCCTGTTCGTCGCCCTCTTTTAGCTCGTCAAAAGCCCACGCGGGCGCGTCATACTGGGTGCCGACTGTCGAATCTATTTCAAGATACTCCCTCGCTTTTGCAAGGAGCTCGGGAGATGCACTTTCCCAGTAGTTGCTGTCTTCATTGCTCAGAGAGTGCGCAACACGCTGAACCTCAGTCATGTCGTCCCAGCCAGTAATGACATTTACATTTGCACCGCCCTCATTGATATCTGGCGTAGAGGGATCATCAGGCGAGACATAGTACGGATTAGTTGGGTCGCTAAAGATTTCATCATCGTATCGATTTGCAAGCCAGTCTGAAAACGCCGTGTCGCCCCATTTCTCGTTGCCTGTGACGCCCTCTCCAAGCTGTCTGAGCCTCCACGCTGTCTCGCCTTGACGCTTGAGAAGCGTTTCCATGCTGTCGTACCCATACAGCGGCGGACCTTCTGGGTCTGTCGGACCTTCTGGGCCTGTTGGACCTTCTGGGTCTGTTGGACCCTGAGTGGGTATGGTGCTTCCTCCACCCGGAACTGTATTGCTAGGGTCGTCAGGTATGGACGGAGCCTCTTCAGGGTAAACAACCTCTGCCGGAGTGTAAGAGCCTAGCGTTTCATAATAGGAGTCTAGCTGATCCTGATATTCATCTTTTTGGAGAATGGGATCAAAATACGCGCCGGTAGATTGTACGCCTCGGCGCACCGGCCTAAACGACCTGTCAGGCACCGCAATATTGCTTGGATCGTCTTGGAAGTACATGAACTCTGGCTCAAAGCCAGCCATATAGTCTCTAGGCGGAGAAACGCTCGACGCTCCTCGTAGCCTTCTCTGTACTTCGACGGGGTCTATGCCGCCATAGTAGCCACCTGCCCCGCCTACCCCGTAGTATCCACCGCCGAATATTCCGGGCATACCTCGGACGTATCCACCTGTGATCTCAGGAACAGCGGCAAGCGGTATACCTTCATCTGCGGCCTGTTGTATTCTGCTTAAAACCTGTCTGGCTCGGGCTTTGTTTTGATCATCAAAGCCAGACTGCTCCAAATAAGCATCTACACCGGGGAACGAGTCACTTGCATAGTACTTGCCATCTCCCGTGCCGCTTTCAGTTAGGTGCTGGCTAAACCAGTTGTAAGCATCTGGAGGAACTAAGCCGTACCTATTCAAAATCTCAAGGGCTTGCCGGTTGCTTGTCCCCGGCGGTATGCGCAGGGTGTTGGCATCCCCCTCTTCCGCCGCTTTTGCATCCGCCGCCGCCTGCTGTGCCTCAGCCCGACGCGCATAATACGCCTCAAGAATCGCCTGATCCTCTGCGCTCAACGGGCCTTGGGCGGCTTTTGCCAGCACAGCCGACTCTTGTTCGGTAGGGCTAAAGGTGACTAGGCCGAGAAAACCTCCTGCGCCATCTGAGCTTGCGCCGGGAGGCGTGCCGGTGCCGCCGGGAGGCGTATAGGTGCCAAGATCATCGGGCATCGTAAATTGAGTGCCGCCGGGAAGCGTATAAGTGCGCCCTCTGCGCTGGGACTTCATAGCGCGTGGCGCCTGACCTTGAGAGCGCCTACCTGCCGAGGGCTGGCGAGCCTTAACAGCATCTGGGGCGCCCATAAAATAATCGTCAGGCAGTTCAAAGACCTCGCGACCTATCTTTTGAGAGCCATACTCAGACCAGCTTGGCCCTTCCTCCAAGACATTCCTTTTGCCGTCAAGGTGCGCCCTGATCTGTTCGCGACTGTATCCCCTGCGAAACATGTCCTCAACCGCATTATTTCTGCGGTACATTAGCGCTCTGTTGTCCTGATCCATTGTGGACTGAAATCGCTCATACATTGTTTCAGCCGATCCATACCGTCCGTCCGAGCGAAGGTCCATCCGCTCATTCAGGGCATACATCCATCTGTCTCCCGGCCCCTTGTAGTAGAGCGGGCTTTCTCTGTTTACATCGGCGCCAAACAGCCCCGCAAAGTCGCCGCTATAGTCCTTGCCTTTCTTAAAGGTGTTTTCTGCCAAGAACTTTCTGTTTCGTTCAATTTGACCGCCCTCACTCATGCGGACCATGCCACCCTGAGCGGCCCTCATCCCCGGATAAAATCCAGAAGGTATATATCGGCTCATCTCAGAGCGGCCCACGCTTGGGCCAGTGGGTAGTCCCGGCTGGGCCATTGCCATAGCTCGGTCTATGTTGCGCATAGACGTTAGCTTGTCCTCTTCAGCCTCCGCCATCCTAGCTCGTTGCTGACGCTCAAAGTCCTGCTGGGTCTGCATTTGCTGAGACACGCCCTCGGCTGTCATGGCGCCAACCAAATTGCCAGAGACGCCGAGCTTGTCTATGGCCGTATCCATAAACGCCGGCTGTTGCTTTAAAAAGTCAGGAACACCGGATCGAATCTGATCTAACGTGCCGGGGGTTGCCATTGTTTCTGCGGTCGCTGTTGCTATTGTATTGGGGTCCACGGCGCCTGCAGATATAAGGTTAGGGTCAACACTTTGGGCGACGTTCTGAGCTACATTACCAGCGGAATCAAGCGCAACGGCGCCATCTGATACCAGAGCGGGGTCAACAGCCGCAATCCCTTCAGCCGCTGTAGACGCTGATGATCCAGCCTCTATAAGGTCTCCTGCGCCAGCAGTCAGACCAGAAGTTACGCCAGCCAATAACCCACGCTTCAGATCACCTGTAACCGCCGCTGTGCCCACACCCGACAGAACGCCGGTCATAAGCGGGGACAGTTTTAACAGGCTACCCAAGCCGCCAAACAAAAGAGGAAGAAACGCTTCTGGCTGTCCTGTTACTGGGTTTGTAGTGAGTTGTCCCGTGGGAGAGAGCGCGGCAATGCCAGCCACCTCAATGGGGTTCATGTGCACAAGCATGGTGTCGCCGTAGCGCCCATGTTGCGCCATCTGGTCCATTATCGGTTTTGCTGGATATCGATTCATTAGCTTGTCTCTACACCAAACATGTTAAAGCTAAGGCCGGTGTTGCTCGCATACACCTTGACCACGTCGCTTTGATTAAGAGTCAGCCCTAGCACGGCAGAAAATGTCTCGTTGGCCGCGAGGGTCTTGTCGTAATATAGGTATTGCTTGTTGTCGGTTGTTGCACCTGCAACATGCACGCTCACGCGGTAGCTGAGTGACCCTCCCGTCCTATTGCAGATAACTAGAGAGCTGACAGTGGTTTGATTGAGGTTCGGCACCGTGTACAAGGTTGTTGTTGTGGTTGCCGCTGGAGCAGACTGACCCAATACCTTGATTACGTCAGCCACTGCTTGCCCCCATCAATAAGAACTGAAACCGACGTAAAGCCAAGGAGGAGTTCTTGTTTGTTTTGTTTGTATTGCCCTCGACCGTACTGGATATATCTTGCAACGACTGCTCTATCGTTCGCCGCGCAACTTGCTCGTTTTGTTGCTCGTACTCGCGAGTCGCTACCGGCAATGTCGTATATCTAGACATTAGCGGCGACCGTCCGTGCGTATATCAAAGCGCAAGTCGCCCAATGTCCAGCCATACTCGGAGCCGTTGGTGGTGATTTTGACAATCACCTCTCTGGCTCTCGCTCGCAAATGATACTGGCCTGTGCTGTTATCTATTGACGCAGTGTCCAGTAATGTTTCTGTGTTGAGCGGGAAGTCCTTTCCCAAAATTTCAAGTGACAGGTCTACAGCAGTCGAGTTACCCCGGAATGTGAAGTCCGGAATAACCCGCCTTACTGCCGCAAAAGACTCGCCGTCACCCAGCCCAATCCCCCCAGAAGCTACAAATGCGTTTAAAGGCTCTCCATCAGCGCTATGACCAAACTCATGCAGATAAAGGTAGTTGCTGTCTATATTCGACAGGTCATTTGACGCCGCAATCGGATATTCTTTTGTAGGTGCGTGTATGTACGCTCCGCGATCTAAAGTCCCGATTGTCCAGTTATCCTCTAAGTAGTTGTATGTAACGTAGTTGGTAATATCCGCGCTCGCATCACCAACCGGGTAGTGCCATGTTACCTCAGAATCGTCAGGATTAGTCGTTGCGTATATCTTGAATCGCTGGTCAAACTGCAAATTAGAAAAAACATAGTCCAAAACAGAGCACGGCAATCTCTGCACCGCGCCGCGGTAGACATAAAACCCTTCTCTGTCCATAAAAAAGACTGCGTCAGCCGCCGCAACCCCCGCCTTGGGGGATATCATGCTGACGTTTTCCGCTACAGGGGAAAATGAGTAAATAAACGGCGCACCGATAAACCGCATTGCCTGTATGCCGACATCAGTAAAAACCAGTATTTCCTGTCTGGTCTTAATCGCCCCTACAATTGTGGTCCCAGTGGACAACACCTGCCCGCCAGAGCTGTTGGTCGCAGTGGGCGTCCACACTGCCGCATTTTCTTGATCAGACCACCTAATCAGGAGCGGGTCTATGGCAGACGAACCAAGCGCATTACAGCCAAAGCAGATGACGTGCCGATCAATGTCTGACACCATCACTTGTAGTGCGGATGTTGGGGTATCTGACGCCCCTCCCAAAGAGGAAAGAGGAATAGCTCGCGTTGACGTGCCGGAACTTTCATCCCAAAAGTAAACGCCGCCAGCCCTTGGGTTGAATATTAGGTCATCGCCAAAGGCGTCTTGACTATACAGGCGGAGCTGGTTAGAAACTGTCAGGTCAACAGACTCGCCAAACGCAGGAATACCCCAGCCCCCTACACCCCAACCTGTACTGTCCACATAGAAGTTGGTGCCAGTATTGATCTGGTAAGCGCCAACAACAGACGAGCCTCCATTCCCTGTGTCACTACTGTTTGCAGTAACCTCCGCGCCGCCAGTGTCTTTTGCTGTGACATTGTAGGAATCGTCATCAACAATCAGGTCTATTTGGTACTCTTGGTTTAGCACTGCGGCAGTCACATTACCGCCCAGAGAGACAGCGCCCGAAAATGTCACAAAGTCGCCTTCTACCGCGCCGTGAGCCGTATCACTTACGACCAGCGTAGATGAGCCATTTGTCGCGGCAAAGGTCACATCGCCCGCCGCCGTGGTCGCCCTTATTGGTGTTATGTCAGACAGAGCGCCGCCTGTCTCAACATAAAACTTTAGATTAGTTCCTATCCCAAGGTACTTGTTGCCGTCAGCGGAACCCCAGTCAAACAGAGACCTTGCCACACCCTTGATGGCGGTGCTGATGTACTTGGTCCAGCCGCCGATAGTTTCAACGCGGCCCTTGCGGAAACGGACTTTGTCTCCGTCAAACCAGCCGGAATCGGCGCTGTACTCTGTACCTTCCTTGTCTATTCCCGGCTTGAAGGCAATTTTACTCAGCGCCACTGTTGTACCTCAGTAAACCCACATAACTGGTGTGGAATTTCTTGTATCCACATGGACAAACGTCTTGGCCACACCAATACCGTTGAAGCCCATCTCTATCGCCTTCCAGACAATCAACATGCGCTCATGGCCGTCCTTAACTTGTATGTCTGCCGCAATACCGTGCGCGTGCACCCCCGGCTTTTCTTTCTTGGCTTCTATGCTGTGTCTGGGCGACCGATACCCTGATGTGACAATAAACGGAAAGCCGCAGGCGTCGCGGAGTTCGTCTAAATCCCTGATAAAATCAAGGTCCATTTCGTTTTCACCTGTCTCCTGACAGTTAAAGTCAGACAGGTTGAAGTACTTGAAATTCATTACTCTTTCTTCCCCTGACCCAGAAACAGACCAAAAGCGCCGGTAAGCGCTCCGGTCATCACGCTGACCAAGGCGGCTTGCTCTGGGTTCGGATCGGGTAAATCCATAAACCACTCAACAACCCGATAGGTCATAACAATCATCACAAACATGACCACCCGCGGCAGTATGCGCCAGCGGTCCAGTAGCTCTGGAGAGATCACGCTTGCAGGGCTAAGAGCGCCACCAGCACTACATTTAGCGCAAGAGCGGAGACGAACAGCATCCCCGCCTCCCACTCGGTGAGGTGCATTACGCGGGACTTACAGGACTTTCCAACGGCTTTTATCAGCCCCATCATTGTCTTACTTCTCCCTAGCTACGTTTTTGGTCTTTTCAAATGTGCGGAGACCGCCAAGGCCGAGCATGCCAAGAAGCACCGTCAGCAGGCTTTCCATTTCAAACGCAGGAAGAGGAGGGGTCTCCACGCCAGTGTATGCAATGACAAAAACAGCAATTGGCTGGCCAACAAAGTGCCAAGCCATAGCGACACCGCAAGACCAGCCCACAAAAGGGCGCCAGCCTGCGACAAACATTGATTTATGCGCCGCGCTAATTTTGTTAATTTCAATCTGGCCCTTGGCAAGTTCATGGGCATGCCTCTCCGACATCGTCGCAATTTCATGGGCCAGCCTGTTTCGCTCGTCGGCATCAGGAATAAACTTGTCCAGTAGCCCCGTAACGGGGGCTATAAGAGATTCAATCATGAGTCGTCCTTAGAATGTGGACAGTGCCACTCGCTTCCAGCTATTAGTGGCTACGCAGACGTATATGTAGTCGCTGTCGTAGGCAATTTCGCCTTTTGTGCCTGAAGCAGAGGAGCTTGCTGGCGTCTGAGTCGTGTCGATTCTGATATGGTCGCCTGTGGTTACTAGCGCTGAAAACGTGCCTGCGCCGGGAGTAGACGCCCCAATATTAGTTCCGTCAATATCTCCCGCGTTAATATCCACCGTCGTTAAGGTAGATGTGCCAGAGGCGGTTAGGTTCGTAAACGTGCCAGCGGCGGCAGAGGCGGCTCCAATCACAGTCCCGTCAACAGCTCCGCCGTTGATATCTGCATTGCTAAATGACGATGCGCCTGTGGAGGTGATATTTCCCGTCACGTTACCTGTAACATCGCCAGTCACATTGCCAGTCAGGTTGCCGGCCACATTCCCAGTTACCGCGCCCGTCACGTTGCCGGTTACATTGCCAGTAACATTCCCGGTGACATTTGCTGTTAAATTGCCAGCAACAAGATCAACAAATACCTGAGTGACCGTGGCGCCCGATCCGGTGCCGCTAAACTTCAGCACCGCGTCTTTGCCGTTTGCCAGCTCAAAGTCGTTAGATGCGCTGTATGTGCCTTGGAACAAGATGACCGATCTTGACCCGGACAGGCTGTTGCGAACAAAAAGTATCTTTTCCGCGTCATTCGGGGTCAGGCGGACATACGCAGTAGCGCCAAGGTCGCCGCCATCAGTTAACTCAATAAACTTATTCCTGCCGTTGGAAACAGCTCCATTTGTGACGGGTATATCTGTAGGAGAGCCTGAGTTTCCGGCAGATGACAGCGTTAGCGACAATATGCCGTCAATCGCCTGATCCAAAATGTCGAAGTTAGTGTTTGTCGTAGCACCCCACAGGCCAGCCTGCTCGCCGGTTGTGATCTTTTCAATGCCAAGATTCGTTGTGTATGTGCTAGGCATGGTCTCCCCTACGCCGCAATTTCAACCCAGTTCGGGTCTTGATTAACAATAATTTCGTTCCAAG